CATAGGCTTTTTAAGTGGTCGCCCTCACTTTGGGATAGCTATTATAGGTTAGCTTAACCAGTATTTTGTAGTTTAATGTCATTACGGACAATAAAAAAACAACCCTTTTAAGGTTGCTTATTATTTATTTAATTTCGGACAAATCTCTTTGTTTTTCAAATACTTTATAGGTTTTTCCCCATAGGCTTTACATTCTAATTTTCCCATATTGTTTTTACAATTAGAACATTGTGGTTTTAGAGTAATGTCTATATTTTCAATGTTTTCATTAAATCTTTCCTTTTTATCCACTTCAACCTCCTATTTAATAATCCTAGTCTCTATAATCATTTTTTGAGGTGCTCCTTCATCATAAAATTCAAACATTCCTTGTTGCCCTGCCTCTCTCGCCTCTTGGAATCTAACCCCTAATATTTCTAATTTAGTTCCTTTATCAAATATTATCTCTGATTCATCCCAGTTATTTGTTATTAATGCTTTAGTTCCTTTGTCTGCAAATATATCTAAAGTATATTCTCTCTTATCAAAAACGTTCGATTTTATATCAAAACTTGTACTCATAAAACTCTTATGTTCATATTCTACCCCAAATATCTGTTTACTTATGTTTTGACTAACACTCTCAAAATCTTCTTTGTTTATACTACTTAAATTTATAGGAACATCTATATTTAATTTTTTAAAGAATGCATCTATAAAATTACTATCAACATTTCTTACTAATTTAATATCTTTTGGTAAGCTTCCCTTTTGTATAATGTCACTTAGATTGTCTATATCTTTATTTAACTCTAGTTTATTAATGTTAAATTTTTGTTTTTCATATTCCCCAGTATATAGACTTTTATTCATTGATGTACTACCTTTCCAGTTCCTATCATATTTAAGTATTGACTCTTTTTCATCTTCACTTAGTTTTTGGTAGAACTTATTCACATCAGGACTTACCTCAGGTCTGTATAATTCTTCATATTTATCTTTATTAAATACTTCTTTTATAGGCTTAGGCTCAATAGGTTTAATCTTATTACCATCATTAGGCACTGTGTTAAATTGTACCGCTTCTCTAGCACTCCTTCTAGTCCTTCCAGTTTCCTCTGTAAAGGCTCTCATCTTAGCTTGTTTAGCCTTTAATTTGTCTTTAGCCTTTTCTATACTCTTAGTATCGCCTAACTCTGTGAACATATCTCTTTCACGCTTAGCTGCTCTTATTTCCCTTTCAATCTTTCTTTGTTGTTGGCTTTCTTTATATATCTTTTCGTTTTCTTCCAAGTCATAAGGTTTATAAGTCTGCTCTGAGATACCCTCGAAGAAAGGATAAAAGTCATGTCTACAATTAATCCCCTTTAATCCTGTTTTAGACCCATAGTCTGTAACACTATAAAGATTAGGATATTCTTTAGTTGAACCATCTATGCTGTATACTGCACCCTGCCATTTAGCGTGGTCTGGTCTTGCACCTCCATGACTTGTGACTTCTACTAGATTGCTTTCCCACTCTTTAGCTCTAGCCATTTGCATTTTCCCTGCTGTTTGTGAGCTTGATGTTAGTATATTTCTTCTTATCGCTACATCAATATTATTCTTGATTATCCTACCATCATCCATCATGTAGGTTGCACCAGTTATGCCTTTATCTGCTAATTTCTTGACTGCCTTTTTAACCGCTGAGTTGTAATCTGTAATACCTAAAGAAGTTTCTAAATACACTTGATTGATTATATTTAAGTAACCCTCTTTTGCTGATTCTAAAGCTGTTGTATTAATAAGATTGAGATAACTTGTAGCGTTGTCAACCGCCGCCTCAATGATTTTGTTTAGTGTAGGTGACATTCCTATTGCTATAGGTGTATTTAAGAGTTTACCTGCCTTATAGGCTTTCTGATATATCTCTTCATCCGAGCGAATAGTTCCATATCCTAAAGACTTCATTATGCTCTTAATCTCTGTTTGAGTTTTCTTACTTCGCTTAGCTAATACTTTTATATTCTCTTTTTTAAGACTACCCATCTGCATAAGCTTTTTTACTTGCCATTCGCCTATAGTATCAGCGTTTATAGTATCATCTAACTCTAATCTCTTAGCTATATTATTGAGTAAATCATCTTCCATTGATTCATATAACTTTAATATTGACATTGATTTATTTTCTATCTCTGTAGGTTTAAGCATTAAGCATCACCCTATTCCTCGTTGTAAAAGCTTTCCTCGTTGATTACTGGAGCTCTTGATTTTATTTCTTTATCATATTTAATCGCTTTTTCTTCGGTATATCCATAAACTCTTTGATAATAAATAATATTGTCAATCAATCCACTTTGCAATTCTAACAATGCCCTCTTTTGAGTTGCATCTGTATCTTCAATAATGGAATCGTCAAAAGCGATTGATACTTCTTCATCTGGATTTATTTTTGCTAAATATAATATTGCTCTAGTCATATCAACTAAGACTTTCTCTAGTATGATTTCATCTTTCCTAATATTTCTAAAGAACTCACTATTGTCACTAACAACCTCTGTAGCTGTTTTAACACTGCCTTTGTTGAATTGATAATGATTAGGACCGAACCCACACTTGATAGATAACAAGTTCAATCTGTTTTCTAAAGCGACCTCGTGTGCTTCTGCTCTAAGTGTTAAGTCTGATTCGTGTATTGGTTTATTATTCCCTCTATCGCTATCAAAAGGAAATCCATAGAACATTGTATCGTTAGGATCAAATATAGGTTTTGTTATCCCTGATTCAATATCAACTTTCAACAATGTACTATCTACAAATATTCTTTTCTTACCTAAGATAAATTCATTATCATAACTGTCATACACTGTGTCAATCCCTTGTAATACATCAATACTATTAGCATATACTGAAATGCCCATAGGAGAAGTAGTGTCAACATTATTAACTATATTAGGCTTTATTATCTGAAACATTGGTTTACTTGAACCTGTTTCCCATCTCTCAGCTAATCCCTCTGGAAGTGCAACCTCTTTACCATCATCGTCAAATAGCTTATTGATGCAAACATAGTTCTTACCCTCTAGTATATGAATATTAAGATATATATAACTTCCTAACTTATCCGTATATTCAGATGCAAACGCACATTCTACTATCTCGCCATTGTTCCAAGTCAACGGATATGTTGAATCTCCTTGGATATAATCTAGCTTAACATCTTCACCTTCTAAATATTCAACTATCGCACCAGTTCCTAATGCTTGTGATAGCTCTATAAGTTGATTACCTTTAACCCAAAAGTTATTGTTTGCAAGGATTAAATCCAACTTCTTTTGTGAAGTATCTTTATCAAGGTTTATTTCTACCTTTTCATTTAAAAGTAGATTAGCTTTATCTTCAGATACCTTCTTTGCCATTCCTAAAGTCTTTCTTATACAACCAACCATATTAACACCATTATAAACATTGTAATTATGGAATGAATCAACTGTGCCTGTATACCAATCTTTCCATAATGTTATATTATCTTGATAGAATTTAGCTGATACAGTTTTATATCCTAATTTATTTAGTATATTTATAATATCCATCTAACCACCTCCTTATAAGCAATCTGTTTCTTCCATTGCCTTTTTCATTTTTGGAATTTGTAATGCTATCCAATCTACTAATTGTTCGTCATGGCAATAATCATTCAATCCTGCCTCGTGAAAGAATGCGTGTACTATTTCATGTCTTATTACCTTCTTCTCATATTCTGCTAGATTACTGTATGTTTCTTCATCTTCTACACTCGCCTCTGTGCTTATTATTAATTCTTTAGAATATAGTTCAGCTAATCCATTTGCCCTTCTATCTTTTAATTTAGGATTTTCAATTTCACTCTGCTTTTTTATTTCGTATTCTTGTCCTAAAATATTTACTTTCAATCTAAATCCACCCCCACTTTTGTTTACTTGTTGCTTCTCTTATAAGACTCGCTAAACTATCTGCTGCATCATCATGTGTTGCGTGTTCTGTGTAGTCTAATATCTGATTGATATATTCCTTATCAGTTTCTTCTATAAATATAATATCTTTCCATCTACCTTTTAAATGAGTTGATATTTTAATATATTTATTCATTGATTCGTGATAAGACTTTTTAGGATTCTCTATCTTTTTATTTAAGTAACCTTTGTCTGCATTAGTCTCACTATATAAAGTCCCAGCTTTGTAATACTTTCTTTTTTCTTCAAAACCTTCTAACACATTATCTATATGATTCTGTTTAAGTTCTCCATATACATAGATTTTACCATTAGATTGTTCTTTTAATATAGTGAAAGCTGTTCCATCTTTACCACCATAACTTGCATCTATGTGACAAACTCCATTCTCTATTAAGTGAGTGTTATCTCCGTCATCAATTTGTACTCCTCTAAATAAAGCATCCTCATCTGATATATGTTTTAATTCATAGTTAGCAGCAAATAAACTAGAACTCATACTATCTCTAAGACTTTGTAATTCAGTTCCATTTATTAATCCAGTAGAATAACAATCATAAGTCTTTTTATTCTTCATTAAATTAAATATATCTTCTTTATGCCAAGGTGTACCAGTATTTATAATTCTACCACCACGATTTTTAATGTTCTGTATTTCTTGATAAGCTAAATTAGTTCGTTTCCTTTCTGCTGCTGATATTCTGTCTATTATAGTTACTATATCATCTGTTATTACTATATCGCCATGTTTACCTGTCATACTAGCTTTTATCCCTAACCCTAATAATTGACTTGCTCCTGCTGTTGATGTATTCAAATTAGTATCTATTTCATAACTACTAGCCTTTGTCATTTCTATTGCTACACCATAAAGTTCTATTGATAATCTTTTAAAGTAAATATTCCTTAGCAATTTTTGTATTTGTGTTATTACTTCTATAACATCATTATCAGTCTTTCTAAAAAATATAATATTCTTACTCGGGTTGCAAGTAATTAATAATGCTATAGCTATTGATAAACAACTAGTTTTATAACTGCCACCGATGGGCTAATAAAGTTTGGTCATCCTCTTTAAATATAAAATCTTTAATCCATTCATTGTGGATATTTGTTAAATCCTCAAAGCCTGATGCTATACCAAATTGTACTGGATTGTTTTTAATCAACTCTATATATTTATCACTCATAAGCCCTAATCACCTACTTTTCCAAATAACTTTAATTCTATCTCTTTTGTTTTAGCTGATATGTTTATATCTCCACTATGTTCAATTCTATCTACAAACATACCTAAATGTTTACCAATATCAACCAATGCTTTTTGTTTATCATATAGTTTAAATTTAAAAGTTCCATCTTTGCCTATTGATATTTCTTGTATATTGCTAGTGTCAACTTCTTTACTATCAATCACATCAACTATTTGTCTATAATCTATTACAGGTTTATCATCGTTATCATATTCAATTATTCCTTTTTCTGTTCTATACTCTAAGTAATCCTTTATATCTGCAAACCCTATCTTTGCTAATTCTTTCAATACTCTGTCTTGAGTTATTTCTGTTCTTTTTTCTCTATCTGCCATTCTTTTATCTAAATAAGCTCTAACGTTAACATTAGTCAACAATCTACTTGCAGCAGATTTCGCTGTTTCATCCTTAGTAATATTTTTGTAAGCTGCTTTATAAGCTCTTGTTCCATTTAAGTCTATTAAATACTCATTACAGAATATCTTTTGATTATTAGTCATCACCTCACCCCATTTTCACTTTAGCTATTTATCAACCTTTAGGCTTGGTCTCTCAACGTAGCTATAACTTATGTTAAGCTACTATACTTTTGATTCATACATTCTAGCATGTCGTCATATCTATTTAACTCTTCTATGCCTCTATGACCTAAAGGGCAAGTAACAAATCGCCCTAAGACACTTGCTAACCTAATACTATCCTCTGGTAGTATAAATATTAATCCACAACTTTTGCATTTGTAACTTATGTAACCTTCACCATTCACAATCTCACTCCTTTAGCTATCTAAACATATTCGTATCTATCGTAACTATACTCAGGCTCAATCTCTATCCATTCTTTATCTCTTAGCCAATACATTTTATTATCATATCGCTTGAATATTACTATCCTTTCAGCTGTGTAGACTTTCCTATTCCATTCTAAATCTTTAAATGTCACTTAATCACCTTCTATAATATTGCAGTTAGCTTTCGTTTTCGTCATTATT